ACAAAGCCCGGGCTTGAGAAAGTCTGGGCTTTGCGCATAAAAAAAGGCTGTGTCAGCGTTTTGACACAACCTCTTTTTTATTTTATGTGTTGGAGGTTTGTATTTGTTATGGGAATTTTTTCAGTAACTTTGTCACTGTTTAATTGACTGCTCTGACTTATCAGTCAAGGATAGTCGATTTGCTTCTCTAAATTGTCGAAGAATGAATAAAGATATAAATGTTATGATAAAAGCAATCATGCTCGATGTGGATGGAACATTGGTAAGTTTTGAAACTCATAAAGTGTTGCCATCCTCTGTTGATGCCCTTAGGAAGATTCATGACGGTGGAATTCGAATAGTCATTGCTACCGGTAGAGCGGCAGGCGACCTTCATGAAATAGCTGATGTTCCGTATGACGGAATTATTGCATTGAATGGTGCCGACTGTGTTTTGCGGGATGGCACCGTGATAAGAAAGCACCTTATTCCGAAAGATGATTTTAAGAAAGCCATGGAAATAGCAAAGACCTTTGATTTTGCAGTCGCTATTGAATTGGATGAAGGTGTGTTTGTTAATCGTCTGACTCCGACTGTCGAACAGATTGCTAAAATCGTGGAACACCCTATCCCGACCGTTGTAGACATTGAAAACCTGTTTGAAAAGAAAGAGTGTTGTCAGCTTTGTTTTTATATCGATGATGAGATGGAACAAAAAGTGATGTCGTTTCTGCCTAATCTTTCCTTGTCGCGCTGGCATCCTTTATTTGCTGACGTAAATGTGGCAGGAATAAGTAAAGCAACCGGCCTTTCGGTATTTGCTGATTATTATGGGATCGGAATGACGGAAATAATGGCTTGCGGCGATGGTGGTAATGATATTCCTATGTTGAAAGTTGCCGGAATCGGAGTGGCTATGGGAAATGCATCGGAGATAGTCAAGGCTTCAGCCAATTTTGTTACTGATACGGTGGAGAATGACGGGCTTTGTAAAGCGCTGAAACATTTTGGAATTATTTAATATTGGGTACTCTATAGCTTAATATTATAGGTGTTATTCCCCTATTGCTTATTCTTCGCCATTTCTGCTTTGTCCGTTGCTGTTGTTTTTACCTGTTTGGGAACAATTAGTTATCTTTTATTCTAGTTGGAGGATGGCTATAAAAAGGAAAAATTCCTGCAAGTGAAGCACTTACAGGAATTTTCAGTGGACCAGCCTGGGCTTGAACCAGGGACCTCCAGATTATGAGAACGATAAGATGATATTCTGCGATAGCTTGTTATCGCAATTTTTATTGAAATTCAACCAGTTACGTATTTCTCTATTTCCTATGGAACTCACTAAATCCCCCTAACTGAAACCGTTTGTTTACGCATTGTTTACGCAGAATTAGGGAGTGAATGTTGCCATCAAATCCATTTGACTATAGCATCTCAGCATGTAATGTTAATTAATACCTCATATTTTACCCAAGCCTTGGAGTTGTCGCAAATAATTTATAATTTTGCGACAAACAGAACGTGATGGCAAGCATAGAAGAGAATATTTTGACAGCTATTAAAGCCAAAGGAAGAGGAAGCATCTTCTTTCCTTCTGATTTTACGTCATACGGTGAAGTAAAGGCTATTGGCAAAAGTCTTGAACGACTGACTGCAAAAGGTGATATCATCCGTTTGGCAAGAGGTATATATTTATATCCTGAGATTGATACGGTCTTGGGACTTGGCATATTGATGCCATCCATAGAACAGATTGCTGAGATGATAGCCCGCAGGGATAAGGCACGTATTGTGCCGACTGGTATTTATGCGCTGAACAAATTGGGTATATCTACTCAAGTGCCTATGAATATTGTTTATCTGACAGACGGTGCACCACGCAAGGTAAGCCTTGGAAATGGTCGTTCGATACAGTTCAAATACACGACTCCCAAGAATCTTTCATTCACAAATTCACTTGCAATGCTGGTTACGTTTGCCCTAAAAGAAGTAGGGAAAGATAATATAACCGACGATATAGCCAAGCAAATTAAGAATGTGCTTCAGAAAGAGCAAAAAGAGAACGTGCTGGCAGATGAGGCACTTATGCCAGCATGGATAAGAACCTTTACAAGACAAGCGTATGAATAATTATTTCCAACTATCCAAGGAACAACAGCAAATGGTGTTTACCCAAACAGCCAATAAAACAGGCTTGCCTGTACAAGCTGTAGAAAAGGACTTATGGGTAACGGCAGTATTACAAATGGTAAATCCGGAAAAACCAGACGTGCCGCTTAACAAAAACGATGCGTTTCAAAAAGTACAAAAACGACGCGTACAAGAAAAAAGGTGAGCGCGGTCCTATTCAGCATGATCAAAGCCCACCGTTTTTCTTTCACTTGAACCCTCTTTAAATGGCTTTAAAATATCATTTAAAAGCCATTGCAGATTCAAAATAATTCCCTATCTTTATGCAATGTTAGGCTGCTATACCTGACACTTCATCCGGCTTCGTGTACAGCATCATGTCTGTATATTTAGCTTGATAGTTTACGCTTGCACTAAACTCCGCTTTCCTGCATTCCTTGAATGGGCTGCCGACAAATGGGTTTCGGTCCATCCAGTCGCACAGTTCTAAAATGGAGGACTTGTTCGAAGTGAAGTACACAAACGAATGCCCTTTCAGAACGGTCAGCACGTCCAGGTAGTCAGCCAGACGCCAGGACATCTCGTAAGTACCCACCTCGGTGGAAAGGTACGGCGGATCAACCAGGAACACCACACCCGGAACATCCTTGTAACGTTTGAATACTTCCTTGTAGTCTTCGCTGGTTATAGTCAGTCCTTCCAGATAATCCTTTGCTTCGGGATAATCTGTTTGCCGAATCCTATTGTAGATGGCTTCTTTCTTCATTCCTTCCAAACTGGTCACATATTTCATGGCGAACAACAAGGATGCGGAAACCGTGATATAATCCACGTAGCCGTGCTCTTTTTCTTCCCTCTCAATACGGGCAAACATTTTATCGCGAACCTCCCCGGTTATACGTTTATTTCTGGGTTCCCCTTCAGCTATCCGGCGCAAATCGGATAACAGCACATTGGTGGCTGGGATATTCGCAAGCCTCCGGCGGTAGTTGTCGAAGTCGTTATACACAACGGCGGCATCAAGCCTGACACATTTGGTAATATGTGACAGCAGGCCCGAGCCGCCAAATAGGTCCACAAACACGGTGCTGCCCGGGAACTGTCCCAGCACCCTGATAAAATCCTTCGCAAACATGCGTTTCTGCCCCACGAAAGGAAGCGGGGCGGACAAATACATCTTTTTCATTTCATTCTGCTTTAAAACGGCCGCAAAGGTCCCCAGAATAAACGAAAAACAGCGGGAAACATGAACGGTTCCCGCTGCAAGACATATACAGCAAACTACACGTTCAGCCCGAAGCGGACCGCCTCGTCACCGGCAAGCAGTGCGCGGGTTCCCTGGATATTGTTCTCGTAGATATGCACATTTCCCAAGTAGAGGGTGATCGACTTCAAGGGAAGTTCTATCTGCCGCGCCATCAGGTACAAGTGGTAAATATCGGAAGGTAGCCCGAGGTTCGCGTCACTGCTACGCTGGTAGGCGGATAGAACCAGTTCACCGCCATCTAACTGGAACTGTACCAGACTCAAACAGGGTGCCTGGTTGCTCTCGGCACCGGTTTCGCCCAGGAAAAGCACGTAGTTCTTGCTGTTGCGCCTCTCCCGGTTGATTTTCGCTATCAACGGAGGCAGCTTCTCGAAATAGGTCGGGTAACTGTTCACCAGGATGGAGCCGCAATAGTCCCACCAGTTGATGCCGGCCTCCCGGTACTTCTCCACGTTGCGCTCACCCTGCATAAATAACTGCAACTCGCTGCGGAGCTTCTTGCGGGCGATATGATGCCCTTCGAATATATCGAGCAGGTCTGCCGGTGTCAGCGAGAGCTGCTCGTTCAGAAGGTACTGTATGTTTCCCTTCTTGTTGGTCTGTGTCTTTCCCGTGGCAAGGATCTTGTCCAGGATGCGGTAATACTTATTCATAGCCATTTCCTCCTTCTAAATTTGAAACTCCCTAAAGATAAGGGGAAACGGCACTCCTTGTGGCATAAGACTGCCTGTTCACACTGCAAGCGTCTTGCAGTCGCTCTGGAACCGTTTCACCAGCGCGTACACCTTGCGCTCGCTCACCGAATACTTTTCGGACAATACGGCCACGACATACGAAACTTTCTCACCCTGATCCAGTAGGCGGGTATAGTCTGAATACAAATCAATATACCGGGCATCCTCCAGACGGATTCCGGATGCTTGAAGCCTTTTCAACAGTTCCCGGTTAAAGTTTAATATCTCAATCACTTTCATACAACAAAAAAATTATATCTTTGCATCGCCAATCATTTTTTAAACACATAAAAAGAGAGAACTCGTGACAGAGGGTATTTGCCCCCGGTCGCGCGAGTTCTCTCGTCGTGTGTTAAAAAAGTGATTGGCGTTACTATTTAACAGGCCGGGGGCTTTTTTCTTCCCTCCCCCGAAGGGTTCATTCCACCCGGTAATCTTCCGGATCAAAAGCGTCTTTCTTTCTCCAGCCGTCAGCCAGTGTATCCTGGATGTGCTTCATGGCCTTCGTGTAGAAGTCCGTCAGTTCCTCCAGATTCTCAAACGTCCGGTACTGGGGCTCCTCATCCGTCCCGAACTTGAACGTCACCGGGAGCATAGCGCCGCCGGTCTGTACGGCCAAATCATACGCTGCCTTATAATTGAACTGGTTCTCACTTGACAGCCATACCGGCATGTCCTCATAGACAAACCCGGAAAGTATCTCCCGGTCGGTCTGGTCGTTGTACCAGCCCGTGATGACGGACTTTATAGTGTCCGGACCGGGTTTCCCGATGAAACCCTCCTCCATGTAGGAGGCGGAGCCGTCCTCCCTTTCCTGCACATCCCAGCGGATGCGCCATCTGTTACGTGCCGGGCTCACGCACTCGATCAGTCTTATCCCGGATGTTCCTTCTACCCGTTTCATGTAAATATGTATTTAGTTCGACCCTTGCCGAAAGTTTCCGTCTTGATGGTGGTCTCGAACGGAAAGCCGTCGGGCATATCCTTCACTTGCAAGAGGATGTTCTTCATCTCCTCGCTGTTGGTGAAGAACTTTTTCGGTTCGCCGTTCATCTCAATAGCCACGATACAGCGGTCCTCGCCCTGTTCGGTCTTGATGCCCGTCTCAAAGTCCTTCACCACAATCGGTAAGTTTACCAGCTCCCGGATGCTTACCACCACCCCGGGAAAACGTTTCTTGCCGTCCTCCGGCTTGTAGGAAACGTTCAAGTCTTTAAATGATCTCATGTCTTTGCCTGTTAATTTTTTAAACAACGTATGACAGTCGGCGTGTTTGGCCATTCCATA